CATCTACTGATATCCAAGGCTCCAAGATGCAACAAGCAGTTGCCAAGTGGCGTAAGGTTCTCGATTATAGCTCGGACTCGATCCCAGCTATTCGGAACGAACACGTTTACAAGACCACTGCAATGCTCCTTGAGAACCAAGAACAGTGGTGCTACCAAGAATCGAATACTGCTGCCTCCGGTGGTGTGTTCGGTGCAACGACTTCCATTGGCAACGGTATCGCTAACAGCGACTCCTATGCTACTGGTGATGCTCGTCTGCCAAAGATTCTGATTCCTATGATTCGACGCACTTTCCCTGAATTGATTTCCAATGAGATCGTAGGCGTTCAGCCTATGGGTGGTCTTGCTTTCGCTCTTCGTTACGCCTATCAAGGTGATACTCTGAGCGATAGTAGCATCGACGGCAAGACCTCTGGAGGTGGAACTGGTTCTAGCTTCGGTAATCAGCTTAAAGCTGCTTACGATGGTAGTACTGGTCTTCCAGACACCGAACTTGGTTATCAACTTCTGGACACACGTTTCACTGGCACATCTGCTGGATTCCTTTCGGGTAACACCGAACACTGGACATTCGCAGATCAAGACCGTGGTATTGCTGAACTTTTGAGCAACTACGAATTGACGGGTAAAATCCCTCAAATCGAACTCAAGTTTGAAAAGACCGCTGTTGAGGCCGGAACACGTAGGCTCGCTACCCGCTGGTCGGTTGAGTTGGAACAAGACATCAAAAACATGAACGGTATCGATATCGATGGAGAACTTACGAATGCAATGTCGTATGAAATCCAAGCCGAAATCGACCGCGAAGTTGTGATGCGTATGATCCAAACTGCCTTCAATGCTGGTGCTGGCGCAGGTTTCTCCATCTGGAGTCCTGTTAGTGCGGATGGACGTTGGACTGCTGAACGGAATCTTACCTTCTATCAACGCCTTATTATCGAAAGTGGTCGTATGGCTGCTCGTAACCGTAGAGGTGCCGCTAACTTTGTTATCGCCACTCCTCGTGTTTGCAGCATCCTCGAAATGCTTCCTGACTTTAAGGTTTACGAAATCAATGGCACAGTCTCGACTGCTGGTGTTGGTATCGCAAAAGTTGGTACTGTTGGTAGCCGCTGGACGGTTTATCGTGATACTCGGACTGAAGTTCAGAATTCCTCGCTCTATAGCCCTAACTACTACTCTGGTCAAACCAGTGGTGTGGAATATGCGCTGTTGGGTTACAAGGGTTCTGAATACTATGATACTGGTCTGATATACTGTCCGTATATCCCGATCATGGTGCAAAGAACGATTGGACCAAATGATTTCGCTCCTCGTGTGGGTCTTATGACTCGTTACGGGATTGTGAACAACATTTTTGGTGCATCGCTCTATTACCACCTTATCATCGTAAAGGGTCTTGGTACTGCGTTTACACCGGGGTCGGTTTCAACCTACCTCTAAGTCGTTAATACTCAAGCAGTTACGCAAATCAAATCTGAAACCCAAGGTGCCGAAGACCCTTGGGTTTCCTCGTTTTTATAGGTATCGAATGTTCTTATCTCTGAAATATATTTTATAACCGTCTTAACTGGAAATGGGTGTTTTGTAAGTTTGGTTCTCTTCTTGAAGACATATTCGCCGTTTGTTCTGATGCGCGAGAATACATGATCTTCTGTTTTATATTCAGTTAGAAAATCTCTGAGTGTTTTACTCTCAACGACAGACTTGCCATCGGGATATGATATCTCATACGTGACAATACCGAATCCATTATCTAGCATGAATTGTCTCTTTTTAATTTCCTTATCAGATTTACCCTCTTTAGATTTTCTTAAATCCATCGTAGCTTTCCTTTTCTTTAAGGATTCTTTCCATTTATCATAATGTTCGGGGTCTTTATATTTTTCTTTAAGACCACTGCTTATTTTAGAATACACTTCATCCAATTCATTTTCATCCATGTATTCAGTGTAATAACCCCCCCTACCACCCTTTTGAATATTGTAACAATTACTCTTACCGAATTTGTGGTGTAGCCTTCTGATTAACTTGATTTCCAATCTATTCAAGTCTTCTGGTGTAGTTATCTTTAAATTAAACCACCTAGTTTCAAAATTTTCTTTTCCATATTTGACCATAGCTTGGCGCAATCTATAACCAGAACCCATATATCTAGTTTTTGGATACCAATAATGTTTTCCCCCATAAACCTTGCCATTGATTTTGTTGATAGTGACGTATAATTTGAATTGTTTTCTGTTCATGGTAATACTTAATACCGGAATCAATTATTGCAATGATTTCCTCCACACAAATTTATAATTACCACAATCATATATCTTATAAAAACCATTCATCTTCATATTATCCCCTTCACTCAACGACTCATCAAAGATTGGTAACTTATCTTCGAGCTTATGTTTCTGGAACTGATGGCGAGAATATCTAATACCTTCTCGCTTATTAAAATAATAATAATTCACCGCATCATTTTGAATCTCTTTCATACCAACACTACGGTATATATTACCAATTGAATATCGCTTATCTGCGTAAGATACTATGGAATTTGGATTATAAGTTCTGATGAAGTGTTTGAACAACTTCTGAAATCCACCGACTATCGAAGTGTTCAATACGTTGGCGAAACGAATAAGCTCCCATTCCACATTCTTATCGAATCTACTTTTACCAAATGTTAATATGGATACCAATTGGTTATTGTAATAGAGTCCTAGCGAAATTGAACAATTGGAATATCCTTGTAGATGGTTGTCGTTTAGAAAATGTCTTGTATTGAAATTGTCAACCATTCTTATTTCACATTTTCTAGCATGGATTTTATTGGGAACTTTCCCGAAATTATATCTAATAATGGATTTCCAAATCTCCTGTTTGTTCCGCCATTCATCCTCAAATATGTGAAACAGACGAATACCAGATTCCAGACACTTATTTGTCTTGTATAAATGATAATGTTTGTCCTTACCTTCTTCTTCTGAATGACAAAATAACCCGTTCATCTCAATTGCAATATTGTGTTTTGGGGATAGGACATCCAATTCTTTTTTATCTAAAATTTGTTTATCGTTTCTAATAATGTCGGTATCCAATTCAGACTCCACAAATTCTCTAAGTTCTTCTTCAATCTTAGATAGATTCTCAGCACATACTGGACATCTTGTTTTAGAGTGAAGAAGATTATCCGGTCTAACCAACCATTCTCCATGCAATTCACACACAGCTTTAATATGTGTTTTATTGTTTGTGTATTCCTGATTGGGAATTTGATATGATGTTAATTCCCTGATCCTTTCAATCGTCAATCTTTTCTTTCCCGAACATTCGGAACAACCATATTGTCTTGCCAACAAGTGCTTGGGAGTGATTTGAAATTCTCCGTGTTTGGGACATGCGATAATTCCTTTGGTGGTGTTGTTCTTATATATGAATTTAGAAAAATCATATTCCTGAAATTTCGAATATTTTTCTTTCAATTCTTCCATGAATTGTTCTTGGGTTCTTCGTTTGAATCCCCCTCTTGGGACACCCGCGCAATCAGGACAACCAGAACCTTGTAAATGATGTTGCTTGGAAGTTAGAAATTGACCATGATCTTTACAAATCACAATCCCTTTATCATTCTTTTTACCGGGATAAATAAACATCGAATAATCATATCTATCCCCATGCTTCTCCTTGAAAAGTTTGATCACTTCATCTGTTGAGTATTTTTTAGCCATACTATTACTTAACAGACTATCAGACCAAAAACAGATTTCAATAAAAATATTTGACAAATTTAAAAATTGTGTTAAATTAATACATGACAGTATCAGAAACCGCAATCCAAAAAGCTTACGAGTTGGCAGAAATAGACGCTTTTTACGTTGAACGACCATATTCAAAAGAAACAGTTGAAAACCGTTTGAACTTGTTGGATTGGTTTAGGGGATGGTTTGATAAAAACGAAGAGGGTGATATTTATTGGGATAGCGGACGAAATTGGCTGTGCGAAGAAATCGAGGCATATTATAATGATAAAATTTTTGATTTAAAATATTCAAATGTGGCGAAGACACCGTTGGTAGTTAAATGGATTAAAATTCTATCATTACCAAGATTCAATCTTCCACAATCCGCATATCATGAGGTTGCAGAAGATTTGGAAAAAATCGAGCTTGATAATATTGAAGCTGGAAAGGATACCGTGTCTTCCAAACTCATAGAATACTTTGAAAATAATTACCCAAATTACTAAATAATACTATGAGCCTATACACGTTCCAAACCGTCCTCCTTTCCGCTGAAAAAACCGGAACCCCGAACCTTACGAACACTTCCCTATCTGCCACGGGTGTCACCTATCTCTCTGGGGCAGACGTTGTGGTTACAAGTCGCCAAGTTGGAGTCGTATCCCTTTCCACCACCGATGTAGGACTCGCTTTCTCCCCCGTGAATTTTTCTGTGGGTAGCACCGTTCACACCGCATCAGCATTCTCCCTTGCAACCTTTCCAAACGTCACGGTGAATGTTCTGGGATCGGTGTTCAACATCCCGTCTTCCCTCCACCTCACCGATATGGCAGTTGTCAACACCGACAATTCCTATTCGGTTTTCCCGTTCCTCAGTTCGGTTACTACCGTTCCCGTATCAGCGTTCTCTGAGACGTTCTCGGTGTCCACGGCTGATACGCGCAGGAAAAGGTTGCTTGGATATTAAAAAACGGACGGAAAGTGTCCGTTTTTGTATTTTTCAGCACCTTGACATCCTTTCTTGGAATGGTAAGATGCTCCCATGAGTAATTGCTACGTGCATCCAATTGGTGGTTTGGGAAACCAGCTATTCATTATTGCTGCGGGATACGCCTATGCCAAAAAGCATGACAAGAATTTGATAATCGTTCCCGATAATTGGAATGCTGGTCAAGGTAATAGCGTCTTATCGTATAAAGATAATATCTTTCGCAATTTTGAATATGGTTCTCCACCAGTTACTAGAGATGTGATTTCTCTTCACGAGAAGAGATTCAATTACGATGAATTACCTTTTCATCATGGAAGTGTTTCTCTTCATGGATATTTCCAATCCCTCAAATATTTTGAGGAATTTAAGGATGAATTTATATCGTTATTGGACTTTGGGGATAGTAATTCAACTCCCAGTATTTATCCCATAATCAGAGTGGCGTTCCATGTAAGAAGGGGGGATTATTTGATATATCCAAATATTCATTATGTCTGTAAGACAGAATATTTCGATTATTTCCTCAACATTTTTGCCCCCGAAATGGTAAAAGGAACCAAAATTTATATGTTCACGGATTCTCCTGAACACGTTACAAAAGAATTTAATATGTTCAATTACACTTTGATTGAAACCGATTCTGATGTGAAAGAGCTTGCCATGATGAGTAAATGTGATATTATAGTGGGAAGCAATTCCACGTTCTCTTGGTGGGCATCCTTAATTGGGGGAAAGACTTGTTACTTTCCATCCAAATGGTTTGCTGATGGTGGAGAACATGGAGACATTTACAGAGAGGATATGATACTACACGATGTTTAACACCATAAATCATATTATCTTTGATAAGAAAGGAGAGATGACCAACGAATTGTTGGAAGAGTTCTCCCCTTACATGGTGACACGTTATCTGAGTTTCTATGATGACGATCTGTTGAATTATGCCAATGAGACGGTAAATAAGTATAGTCAGATTTTTGAGACTGATGAAGAACAATTTCGTTTCTTTCAGAACTTGATACCCAAGTTGAAACGGAAAAGAATTAATTATATTTCTAAAAAACGCTTGCCTTCCAAAAAAGATGAATAAATATTCTCATGACAGTAAGCATTGATAAGTTAGCACCCCAAAAATCCCACATTGATCTAAATGATCCCAACCTTCCCACAGACTTCGGTATGGATGATTATATCCTCTCCCGCCTGATGGATGATGTGATGCTTGTGGAATATTGTGACATTGCCCAAGGAACTGAACAATCGGGCGATTTTGTCCAGCGTGGTAGTCTTCTGATTCCAATTGCAAATGTGGATAAGATGTGGCGCAAGGGAAAAGTGATTTTAAAAGGACCGAATGTTCTCTTCACGGAAGTTGGAGAGATTGTGGTGTTTCCCAGCGGAATGGGAAGTGGTGTGAGTAATCTGGAAGTTAAAGGCTACGGAAAAGTGAAGAACGGACTGTTCTTGAATGAGCAACGCATGTTTGGCGTTTGTGAGATAAATGAGACTAATAAAACGGACTGAGTTACAGCGTTTGCTGAAAAGCAATATCTGTGATCTGATGATCGTCCGTAGAAGACCGGAACGCGCCCCCGGAAGACCGGAGATTCGCCAGATGCTATGCACCAATAGCAACGAGATTCTACGATCCGAAAACGGATTGAGAACCCTCCAGTATCAAGGTTCTCTGGAACCCAAGAAAATCAACGAACGTAAACATAATATCGTGGTAGCATGGGATATTTTCATGCAATCATATAGAAATATATCAATGGATATGTGCTACCTCGTTCAACAAATGCCAGCAGATGATACGTTCTGGCCGTTCTTTAATGAAAAAATATTTCCCATGAGTCCCAACGAAAAGATGCGATACATGGATATTGAATTGAACCTTGACCCCTTTCCAAAATGATTAAAATTGAAGAACATCTTAAACAATTGATTTTCCGTGAAGTGAAATTTGTGTTAAACTCCCGAACCATCAGGGAGGGTAAAATACAAATGTTCAACACCAAGCAGAATTTCGTAAAATTCAAAATCGAAGAAGGAGGGGAAGTCAAGGAATGGGAAATCTCCTATCCTTATGACATCAAGCTCACGGAGGGGGGATTTATTTTCGATTATGCCCTGAGTGCGTTTTGTCCCCGAACGGAAGAGGTGTATTGGAAAATGCGGATGCTGAACAAATCGGAAGCTTCAAAATTCTTCGATAATCATCTCTACGTGATCACGGGTTGACATTCGTTGTTGGTGGGGTATCATACCCATATGAAACAGAGGGATATAGAAAATATCCAAAGGATTTTGATGAATGAAAGTCCTTGGAATTATGGGGTAATGGACGATGATTTTGAAGAACACATGTCCAATTTTTCCGTTGAAAAGGTTCAACAAATGAAATTTGTAACTGAGTGGAATACCATGAATGTTTACTATCAGACTGAATTTGAATATGGGGAATATTACATTTTAAAAAATAATGAATTGGTCGCTTTTTATAGGTTTGATCCAAAGTCTAATTACATCCAAACGGAAATAACTTGGAATAAGCGAGGAAACAAAGGAGTTCTTAGAAAATTTTTGGCTGAATATATTATTCCTAAATATGGGATGGTTGAAAGTGGTAACAAATTATCAACGAACGCATTTAGTATGTGGGAGAATATGTATGTGGAGTATCCACAGTATGATTATCTAGTGAAATATAAAAACGGAGAAACAAAAACAATAACACACCACACACAATTCGTGTTGTATAGCAGTTCATCTTTTAATGATGACCTTGCTTTCACAACATTTATAGTAAAAGAAAAATGAATATGATAGCAATAGAATATCCAGATAAACCGACTGAAAAATACAGGGGTGGTGAAATATTCCAATACAGGGAATTCAATGGAATATACCAAGTCCATTCCAAGGGACGACAACATTGGGCATTGTGTGATACTCAATCCATGGCTAAAGTGGTGTGTGATGCATTGGAAGAATTTTATAAAAACAAATGAATAACTTAATCTTAAACTTTCCAGAGGGATTCAATCCCCGTGACAAACAAGCCAAAGCTCTTAATGCCATTGAAAAAGCATTTGAGAATGGTAAGAAATTCGTGATCGTCCATGCCGATACGGGTGTTGGTAAAACACATTTGGCAAAGACGCTTGGCAATGTATCCAAAGATGTTCCTGCCGAATTTGAAAGGATCGTCAGAAATTACAGCATCTTTGGGGAGGATGGAGCGGGATTGGTTTCAGATTTTGAACCTTTTGGCTGTTATGCCCTGACAATTACCAAATCCCTCCAAGACCAATATCAGATGACCTTCGATGATACGGGACTGTTAAAAGGCAAGAGCAATTACCAATGCGATGTGGATGACACACTATCGGTCGATGTCGCTCCCTGCATCTACGTGGCAAACCAGAAGACCGAATGCTGGAAAGCAAATCGCTGCCCTTATTACAATTCCCGTAATGACATGCTGACTTCCAAATTTGCAGCCCTGAATTACA